TCCTTCTCTGCTATTCGTGGTAATCAAGTACAAATTCTTGAAGAAACACAAGGACATCCTGATACTGAAAATCTTGCGGAATATATCCGAGAGAAATATAAAGGTCATAGAATAAACGTCTATCCTGACCCTACAGGTAAGTCTAAAAAATCTTCTGCTCCTGTTGGACAAACTGATTTAAGTATTCTTAAGCAGGCAGGATTCAACGTTTTTGCTAGAGAAAAATCTCCGCCAATTGTCGATAGTGTAGCTGCTGTAAATAAGAAACTACAAACAGCTGCTGGTGACATCGATATGTATGTACATCCTAGATGTAAAGGTGTGATTAAATCTCTAGAACGTACTAAATGGTTAGATCGTAATCCTGATTCAGCTACTATCGATAAGACAGAGAATCTTGAACATTTCTCTGATGGTATTAGGTATGGTATTGAATACTTATATCCGATCAGGCTCGGTACTAAAAGTACTGCTCGTGGTTTTAATTTCTAAGGAGTAAATAATGATAACTAGTGTTTTTAAATCTGGTGCTACAGTCAGCTTATGAGGATAGACTTATGGGCGATGTTATTGACATAACAGCACAAAGACCTCATATAAGTGGTCCAGCTGTTTGTCTTCAATGTGGATATACATGGTCAGCTGTAGCTCTTGTAGGAACAACCGAATTACAATGTCCTGAATGTAAAGCATTTAAAGGTGCTTTTGAGGGATTCACGATTCCAGAAAAAGTTAGAATTTGTGAATGTGGTAACGAGCATTTCTACTTAGAGCCAGAAGGCGCGATGTGTGCTCTTTGTGGCGAATTTACGAAATATGAGGACATATAATGGCACGTACCCGAATAACAGCTGCCACTAATGATTTAATTGATGATTCTGGCAGCATTCTTCTTTCATTAGTATTAGGAGAACAAATAGAGTATCCAATTATATTAGAATTTGTTGATGATGTTAATGATGGATATATCTTTGAAGCAGCTGTGGTTGAAGGTCTCAATGATGGTGTAGGTAGTAAACCTACCACTATACAACCTGCAGGTATTCAAGAAGCTCTTACTGTAAGGACTTGTACTAATAGAGGTGTGTGGAGTGCAATTGCAGCCTATAATATTGAAGAATATGTAGAATATAACACTTTACATTATAAACTCTCGGAAGGTTCAGCAAGAGTAAATGCTACACCTCCTGATAGTGATCCTCTTTGGGAACTATTCAATCCACAAACTCTTTATGTACAATTGCCTGATACTCTTGGGGGTAATTATAATGTAAGTCCAGCTGTAGATGCACCTATCTATGGTTTCTTAGAACTTCGAGTAACAGAACCAGGTACTGCTATTTTCCAACATACTTGGAAACCAGTCAGAGGTCTTATCGAGATCTTGTTTAGTCCCACCAGTCTAGTACCATAAGGTTCGTTTATGGTTAAAAAGACAGTAACAATTATTCATAAAGCTTTAGTAGCTAGTGTTAAAAAGAAGCTTTTAACTGGCTCTATCAAGAAACCTACTACTATAGCTACTGTTGATGATAAGACTATCCAGGGACATGTAGATCAGTTACTTGAACTTAAGGTAAAAGTACCTAGATATCATGATGCTCCAGGAAATGTTCTTCTTAAAACCTTTAATGATCAAGTCACTATTGCCGAACTTTTGGATTTTGTTCCTGGAAGGAGTCTTAGTGATAGTGCAACATTAGCAGATAATATAGCACTGAGCTTAAGTAAAGTATATACAGATAATATCTCACTAAGTGAAACATTTGATTATATAATGTATCTAGGTGGTGTTTATTTTGATACTATACTTATTTCTGAAACAACTTTAATGAGTATAGATAAAATTTTAGATGAATATGCTAATATCAATGATATTTTAGAACTACAAACTTCTAAAGTATTTACGGATAATGTGAATCAAACAGAATTTTTTAATATAATTTTTGAGAAAGCCTTAACAGATACAGCTTCTGTAATAGATATCATTTCTTTTACAGCTAACTATCTAAGAGCCTTCGCTGATACTACAACAATAGCGGAAAGCTTATCAAAGAATTATAGTAAAGTGCAATTGGATTCATCTGTAATTACAGATAGTTTTGATATCAGTTTCATTAAAGGGTTATCTGAGAATATTTCGACAGTAGAAGATCTACATGCTGTCTTTTCTAAGATATTAGCTGAAGCTATTTCTTATACAGAAACAGTCTCAAAATCGGTCGGTAGACCATTAGTTGATACTGTTAGTATTAGCGAAGTTTTTGAGTATATCTTAGGAGTTTATGAATACTTGAATGATCTTGTCACAATTTCTGAAAGTTTAAATTTAGATGTTGATAAACCGTTTCAAGATAATGTTGTAATCAATAGTATTATTGCCAAAACTGTTAGCACTGTATTTACTGACTCAACCATTATTATAGAAAGTGTTGCGAAGACCTCTTCTAAGGGTGGTTTGTTAGATACTACATCGATAACTGAATCTGGAACATTGTATATGCAAGATTATTTTGCTGAAGATTACGTAGAGCCTGGTTACATAGGCATTACCTCAAATTTTTAAGGAAACCTAGATGTTAATAGACAAACTGAAAGTTAAGGGTACTGTTCTCTTAACTCTTACTGATAAATTCGGTAATGTAAAACATAAAAATGAGTGCAATTTAGTAGTTAATACGGGCCTTGCTTATATTGCCAGTCGTATGGTTGGTACTGCTGAAAATGTGATATCTCATATGGCAGTAGGTACTGATAATACTGCAGCCACTGGTACAGACACCGCTCTTGGTGCAGAATCTGGTCGTGTAGCTCTTGATAGTACAACTATTGTAACTACTACTGTCACTAATGATTCTGTTCAGTATGTGGCTACCTTTCCTCCAGGGACGGCTACAGCTGCTCTTGTTGAAGCTGCTCTTCTGAATGCTGGTACCAGCGGTACTTTGCTTTCTAGAGTTGTCTTTGGGACTATTAATAAAGGTGCTAGTGACACTCTGTCCATTACTTGGACTCTTCAAGTACAATAATAGATAGGAGATCCTTATGGCAATTCTCACTACTAGAGCAGACAAAGGGTCTCCATTAACCAATAGTGAAATGGACACTAATCTGACAAATCTTCGAGATAGATGGAGAGGGTTTGATGAGAATGGCGTTCATGCTGTATTTAATGGCGATCTAAATACTGTTCTGCATAATAGTATTTATAATTTTACTGGCAACAGTGTTACTAATGAACCTTCAGATTTTCTTTCCACTGGTTGGGGCTTCTTACACTCAATGATGTACTATAATAATGCTGCGGAAGTTGATTATGGTGTACAGATTATTTATGGTATGAATGATTCTAATGTAGGTAAGATTTGGAAACGTGTAATTGAAGCTGATGTGTGGGGTTCTTGGGAATGTACTACAAATACAGATGTAATGCAATTTCTTACAAATAACACTATGCATTTTTATAAAGGCATTTCTACTCAAGTTGATGCCATTACAGGTAGTACATTCACTATTTCATTTGATGAAGAGCTATTAAAGACTTGGTCAATTACATCTGATATTACTATCAATGAATCAGTTAATGCTTGGCAGTTTGGTGAGCTTAAGATACGTATTAGTGTAGATTCAACTGATAGGACTGTTAGTTTAGGTACTGGTGTAAGTCCTATAGGGACTATTCCGACACTAGTAGCTAATAGTACATATGAAATGCGCATTACTAGGTATGCTAATAACGAAAGTTATGTAGAAGTAGTGGAGATGGGATAATGAGTCTAATACCTTTAGGAGGACACACACAGGGCGATCCTGCAGGTGATTTCTTTGGTGACATTATTACTAATAGTCTTCTATTCGATTCAGCAGATTCTAGTAGTTTATCTAAAGCTATTTCATTTAACGGTTCAGATGATCAGCATTTAATTATGTCAGCTTGGTATCGAAGGCTTGCTTCTAATGAAACAGTTGATGAACATCCAATATATATTGGTAACGGTACTATACATTATGTAATTATGGAATGGGATGGCACATCATCTGACTCTATGCTGCTCCAAATGCGTAATGATAACACTACTTTACTGAGTTTACGTTGTAGTCCGATTCTTAAAGATGCTACTGCTTGGATGCATGTAGTGATGGCATTAGATCTTGATAACGCTACTCAAGCAGATAGAGCTAAAGTGTGGATTAATGGTAATAGAATCACTGACTTCAATGAGTCATCAATACCTGCTAATACAACCACAACAATCAAAGCTTTGTTAACCGGTGCTACTATCAAGGTTAGTGATGATATATATGTTGATGGGTATCTTGCTAGAGTTCAAATCCATAATACTGATAGTTTAGATGAGACAGCTTTTGGTGAATTTCATCCAGTAACAGGTCAATGGGTTCCTAAAGGTTATTCTACTGCACACTCTGATCTCGACATTAGACTTGATTTTGAGGATGCTACTAACCTAGGGTATGATTCTCTTGGAGGTAGTAATAGACTCACTTATTCTGAACAAATTGACAACATAGTTTGGAACAAAAGTCAAATAACTGTAAGTGCAAATACAGCAGAGATTACAGACCCTCTTGGTACAAATACAGCAGATAAGATTATAAATACTGTTGATAATAATATCCATAGATATGCTCAGGGTGTTAGCTTATCTACAGCAGGTGTGTATAGCGGAGTAGCAATTTTAAAAGCTGGTTCTCTTGATTGGATTAATGTACTGGTTTGGAACGCTACTGATGGTAGTATTGCTAAGGCACGCTTTAATCTATCTACTGGAGTCATTTCTTCTACAAGTCAGATTGGTGATAATTTTATAGAGTCTTTAGGTAATGGTTGGTATAAATGTGGTGTTTCAGGTACTGTTACAACAACAGGTATTCAGACATTCGTTTTGGTATATTTACAACAAGATGAAACTACTGAAAGTTATACAGGTGCTACTACTGAATATATTTATTCTGCAGGTATTGCTTTAAATGAAGATTTAGATTATCGTTATCTAAGGACTGAGGCATCTGCACGACCAACTGGTAACACTTTAACTGCTACTAATCTTACCTCAGCCAATCAAGTAAATGATACTCCTACAAACACTTTTCCTATTCTCCACCATTTTGGATTTGCTTCAGTTGTACAGTCTAACTTAAATAATGGTGGTCTAGAGTCTGTAGAGTCAGGTGGTGCAACAGAACCATTAATTCCATGTACTACTGCCTTTCCTTCTACAGGTAAATGGTGCTTTGAAGGAAAAATGATCACAGGTGGTGCTAATATAAGTATTGGTACTGCCAGATGGAATGAAAAGATGGAGAACTATGCAGGACCTGGTAGCTCTTTTATTAATTATGCTAAAGAATCTATAACATCAGTCTTTGTAGAAGGTACTGAACATACATTAGAATGGTCTTCAAATCCAGGAGTTAATGTCTGGATTATGTGCATGGTAGACATGGATAATAAGACTATTAAATGGAAAACTGCTACTGACAGTACTAGTGCGATATCTTTTTCAGATGCTGACACACTCTTTCCAGCTTTTTGGCATAATGAAGATACTATAGAAGTTAATTTTGGTCAAAGAGATTGGAATGTGACTCCTGATTCTGGTTATCAATCTATTTGTACAGCTAACATGCCAGAGCCTGATATTGCTAATCCTACTAAGTATTTTGATATACTTTCTTGGACTGGTGATGATGCAGCTACTAGAGATATATCAGGTCTATCTTTTCAACCTGATCTTGCAATCCTTTTTAATATCAATGATGGTACTATTTGGCACTCTGTTTATGATTCTCTTAGAGGTGCTGGTTATTCTATTTATACTAATGATACCATAGCTGAAGATTTTAATAGTGGTTATGGTTATGTTGATGAATTTAGAACTGATGGTCTAGGTTTGACAAAAGGTACGCAATCGACTTCTTATACTAATGCTACTGGTGATAACTACGAGGCTTTATGTTGGAAAAAGAATAGATTAGCTGGTTTTGATATTGTAGAATATAGTGGTGATAACACTGCAAATCGAAATATAAATCATAACTTAGGCAAAACTATTGAATTCGCTATAGTAAAACGAACAGACAGCTCTGAAAATTGGTTTGTATGGCATAAAGAGCTTTCAAGTGATATCCATTTCTTAAAGCTCGATATTAATCAAGTAGAAAGTCCGGCTAATACACCTTGGGGTACTGGAAATTGGTCTTCTACGCAATTTATGGTAACTAACAATACCTTGAATAATACTAATGGTTCTGGAACTGATAACTATATTGCATACCTTTGGACTGGTATCGAAGGCTTCAGTAAATTCACTAGCTATGTTGGTAATGGTGGCTTAGAAGGTCCTTATGTACATTTAGGTTTCAGACCTAAAGTTGTTGTGATAAAGCGATTGGATCTTATAAGTAATAATTGGTATATTTTTGATTCTGCCAGAGACCCTTATAATGAAATGATAGGATCTTTAGAATTTGATACACCAGATGTTGAAGATATTTCGGCAGATCGTGACGATATATTCTTTATGTCTAATGGGTTTAGGGTAACTGAAGATAGTGCTGGTATCAATGCCGATCAATCGAGGTATATTGTAATGGCGTGGGCTGAAGCTCCAGAGAAATATTCGAGGGCATTTTAATGTGGCAAGGATTTGATAAAAATGGTAAAACTATAACAGGTACTAGAGATCTTTATGGTAAAGAAATTCTTAAGCCGATGTTTCAATCTGTGCTTGACAGTGATGGTAAACCTACAGATCAATCTGAACCTGTAATGGAAAATACTTTCGATGGATATGGTAATGTAACTGGTGAAGTTCAGAAGATGTACCCAACAAGAATGTTCTTTGCAGGATCTATTGCGCTTCGTTGGAATAATCCAGAATTGAGAGTCATTCTTGAGGAAAACGGTATTCGAGAAATTTCAACATCTGTACGTACTAAATCATTTAAGCGTGAAGCAGTTCGTATTCGTAAGGTTGTCTCAGATATTCGTTCTAAAATAAAGTTTGCTGATTTTGAATATAATGGTGTCATGTTCGATGGTGGTCTTGAAAGCTTTCATAATCTAATGCAATATCGAGATCGTGGAAGAGCAGGTAAGAAGCTTCCACATACACCTGATGGGTTAACTCCGATACCGTATTTTAGAGCTAAAGATAACCAAATGTATCATTTAGAAGTTGCTGATTTAGAAGCTATTGACGACTTATTAACAGCTCAAGGAGAACAAGCGTATACTTGGAGTTGGCAAAAGAAAACTTTAATTGATACTATTATTGCTGAACATGAAGCTGGTATTATTACAGAAGAAGAAGCGATGAACCGATTAGGTATCATCCGTCAGGATATTTATAATGAATTAAATCTTGACTAGGAGTACTTACTATGTATGCACATATCTGCATTATACCGTCAGATGCTTGGTGGAAGAGATCTAGAATTAGATTATTAGAAGATTTTATTACAGAGACAGGTCATCGTATTCCTAAAGGTTTTGAATGCGATGGTGCATCTATAGTATGGTTTGTTCGTTGGTTCATCTCATCAAAGAATCGGCTATTTCATGCTGCTATCTTACATGATTGGTTACTTGAAGATCAAGGATGGGAGTGGGATTTAGCCGCATTTGAGATGAACAAAGAGATGCTTTTACGACAAGAAGAAGTTCCAAATTGGTTAAGAACACTTGCATATAATGCTATACTCAGATGGGGCAAAGTTCGCCATCTATTTATTAACCCTTAGGCCCAAACCCCGCCGAGGTGATTATGCAATCTCACTATATAAAAGGAAACAAAATGGTTGATTCAGCGCTATGGGCTGCAATAAAACCGTGGTTAGCAGGAATATTTATTGTATTTGGTGCATCTCTCGTAAGATGGACTTTAAAACAGCCTAATGAGCGTAAGAAGTTCGATATTATCAGCTTTGTGATTTATGGCGGATGCATGCTATACCTGTCCACACTGGCAGTTAGCCAAATGCCATGGCATTCTGACACTAAACAATTAGCTGTCGGTGTGTGTATTCTGTTTGCAAATGAGATACTCAGAGGCATGCTATCTTTTATAGTTCGCTTAATACCAACACTTGAAGATAAAGCAGATAAGTTTCTAAAGGATTGGGGACCGAAATGAAATGCAATAGACGCTCTAGACAAGGTATGGATCAAATGCCTGCAATTATTATCATATGGTTGATTGGTGTATCTCTTGCTTCAGCTTGGAATATCTATGCGATAAATGGTACTAAACTAGAAGAGTCTAAAGGTAAACGTAATACATATCTTGATCAACGTTTTTATGAGAAATATATGTCTAAAGGTGTAGGTTATAAATTAATTGATATGAACCTTCACTATAAAGACAAGTGGACTCATTTACGTTGTGACAGAGAAAAATCTGCAATAGATTATCCTAAATACAATTCACGAGAGTGTAAGACATTACAATGAGCTACATGAAAGGAGGCTGTAATGGTTGATGTTGTTTCTGATCAAACAGAAATATCATATGGTAATACTGGCTCGCCAGCCTTCTTAGGTGATTCTTTTTCAGCTAACCCTGATATTAAAGTTGAAGGTGATAATTCTCAAGAATGTGCTCTAACTGCGAGCGGTGCAAACGATGTTTATGTTTCTGGTACATGGAACATTCAAAATAAGCATTTGAGATTATACATTAACTTAGCATTTCTAGCATATATTCATAATATTGCCTCAGATGGTATTCAAGTATATGCGAGTGATGGTACTAATACTGCTTATTGGACATTAGAAGGAGCTGATACCTACTCTGGCGGTTGGTTAGATCTTATTCTTGATATTGAAAGTACACCTACTTCAGGTTCTGTAAATAGTGCATCTGTGACAAGTGTTGGTCTTAGGGTTAATACTAATGCTAAACCTCGTAATGTTCCTGCTAATACTTGGCTAGATAACTGGAGATTTGGTAATGGACTTACGATCAATAGCACAACATCTGAACAAATCGATTTTTATGATGTTGCTGTAGAAGATGGTCTACTTTCGAATAAGTATAATATTTTAGCACTTATTAAAGAAGAGATGTTTGCTCATGGTGAACTTATTTTAGGGGATACTGGTTCTAAAAATTGTAATCTCTATTCTGTAAACGAACAGATTACTTTCGCGAATGAAGTTGTTTCTTCTACACTCTATAAGATCAAATCTCAACAGGGTACCGGTGTTACTGATATTTACCTTGAAGGTTTCATTTGTAAATCTAAAGGCACATCTAGAGCTGAATTAGACTTAAGTGCTACTATTAATTCCTTAACAATTAAAAGTAGTACATTTTTAGGGATGGGTACAATACAGTTACCGGGATTTGGCACAACTACTGCAACTAAATTTTATGATTGTCTAACAGGTAGTCTTCAGTCAGGACATACAATTACAGGCGGTTTTTGGGAATCATCTTCTGAACTTACACCAAATGGCGCTACTATTGATAGTCTGTCAGTAATCAGTTGTGCGAGTACAACCGGTACGATTGTCATTAATTCACCAGCTGAGATGTCTCAGTTAAGTGATATGGTGTTTGATAGTAACAATCGATGTATTGAGATTACAACTGCAGGTATCTACAGTTTTAATGGGCATCAATTTTCTAATAATACTATTCAAGTGAATTTTTCAGGTACAGGTACTTGTGAAATCAATCCTTCAAATGGCTGTAATATACAACAGATAAACTGTGAAGCTACTGGTGGTGGTACTATTCAAGTGAATGCAGTTTCATATAACTTCATTTTTAACTTATCTACCGTACCTAGTCCTAATTATGAATGGCGTGCTTATGAGGTCACTAATAAGGGTAGTTTAGTAGGTTCTGTTGAGATAAGTGGAACTGGAGCTGAAAATGCTACTGAAAGTAGTCAAACAATTTCTCATACATATTCTAACCAGAATATAGCGATCCAAATCATATCAAACGACTATAAGGAGTCGTTGACTTATTATACATTGACCCAAGCTAGTTCGGAAGTTGATATCAATTTAAATCTAGAAACGAATGATTAAAAAATGAAATTAAATACTTGTCAAATACAACAAATTGAGCATGGCGATTGGCACATCAAAACTAAAGATGATGAATTTATCGCCAAACTTCCCAGAAGACTTACTGATGGTGAAGTAGTCACTATCGTTGAATTTGCAAAAAGAGCAGAGTCAGAAGCATATAAAGAAGGTCTGTCAGATGGTAGAGGTTCTATGCAAGCAGCTTATGAGCAACGTATAGAACATCTTATGAGCCATATTAAATCATTAGAACATACTAATGATATTCTTGCTAAAAAACTCGACAATTATCTCAGTACTGGGAATATAAATAATGGCAACAATTGATTTAACCAACTTTGATTCAAATACTTTGGGATTAGTGCAATCTTCTCAAAGTAGATCTGGAACACCAGATGGTAATATTTTCTTTAACACTACTACTGGTGAGATTGAGCTTATCACTGCTTCTGAGCTAGCTACTATTGATATGACAGCTCGTGGAGGTGGTGCTGCTGTAGCAAATCCTTTAAATGATACTGACGGCGTTAAGATGGAAGCTCTTTATGCCTTTGAACGTGAACAACGCCGTCTTGATGAAAATTTACGTAAATATGACCCTTATTTTGAAGGTTCTTTTAAATTCGCAGGTGCGTACAATATTATTAATTCTCGTAAATTTGCCGGAACTGATCGTGTTAAAGTTCGTGGTTCTGGTTGGCGAGAGCTAGCCTCTGATGGTGGTATCGACCGTATCTATTATGGTAACGTTTCGCTGGGTAATATTGAGTCTGGTTCTCAACCCTATTATCAGCTTTCTCAGTTTGGTGCTACAGTAGATTACGATAAGGCAGGCCCTATCGATGAAGCTATCCAAGTGTTTGGTAGTACAGGAAACACACCTTCAGATTCCGGTGCTGGTGATTTTGATACTCGTACTTATGAAGCACTTTCTGTACGTACTTACGGTTATAACCATGACCGTAAAGTATTAGCAGATTCGGGTGTATCTGAAATGGATGGTTACTCTTCAGGATTCGCTCTTGGTGAATCTGTTCATCTGACTACTAACACTACTGATCACCCTCTTGCTTCAGTATATAATGCTACTCCTGCAAGTCAATTAGCTCCTTGGACCAATATGACTCTTGAAGAGTTGGATGTTGCAAGGTCGGAAGATGGATTTAACCAAGGTGATGCTAAAAGTTTCACTTGGGTACTTAATAATCCGGGAAATGCTTCTCTTGTTCAATGTGTAGCTTATCTTGATGCGATTGCAACTGTTGATGCTGATATTAATACTCATAGTACAAACGTTACTAATGGTAAACAATTTAATGTATGGTATCGATATACTGGTGCAGGTAAGATCCAACCTATTGTAGGTACTGCTAGTGCCGCTGATATTGGCAAAGCTGGTGAAGGTCTTTTCATTGAAAACTTGACCGGTGCTGACAAGCTTAATATTGCGCTTATTGATGATGCTGGTACTGAACTTACCTACCCTTTCTATGTGACAAATACTGTTACTGTAGGTGCTAATGCTGTTGCTGATACTAACGCATGGTTTCATTGCTTCTTCCGTGATGGTGCTGATAATGCTGTTGGTGGTGGTGATGACTTCGGTACTTCAGGTGCTGTAACTGTACAAACACCTGATACAACAGCTGTTAAAGGTAATATTAACTCTCTTACTCAAGTTGTAGGAGAGCTTTATCGTACTGCTAATGCAGTTGTCTTTGTATTTGATTATGACGGTGATACTGTAGGTGGTCCTGCTGGTGCTGATAAGTGGGTAGTATTTGAATGTGAGGGTGATGGTGGCGTAACTGCTGCTAAGACTTTGTGGCAAATTACTGATATATCCTCTACTATTACCACTTCTTATCCCTGGGGTGGAAACTAACGTGTAAGGTAAAAATGGGTGATTTATGGTCAAGTTGCGTACACAACAGATCATTATTGATCTACCCCGAACAAGATCTGAACCTTGGATATTTGTAAAGGTGCAGAGAGTTGAACTTGCTGAAGATGGAATAACTGAACTTCATGTTCAAGATAATTGGGGTGCTATTAATAAAAAGTTGTCTGAAGTTGCACTTGAAGTAAATCCCTACTTTGAAGCTATCCCTGGTGTTCCTCCAAGTCTTATTTCTGTATATGGTTTGTCTGACGGTATCAAAGAAGCTGTCATCAGATGGATCATAGATAAGTTTGGAGGAACACTAAATCAAAATGGAGATGTGATATTATGACAATAATTGCATCTATTGATAGACCTAATCGTAATATCTATCTCCACGCAGATACAGTAGGTACTTCTGTGCATCCTATAGATATTTATAAAGAAATGCGTACTCTTAGACGAACTAATGAAGAATTACGTAAATATAATATTTTTCTACAAGCTAAAGGTAATGAAGATAAAGGTAGTGGTAAGGCTACTGAACGTTTTGTTATTTGTCTAGAGGGTACTCGCATAATTCCTTATGATACAAGCCATCAAATAACAATTATAGGAACAATTATCACAGATGATGGTCAAGAAGGTATTGCTTGTTTTGATAGAGCGCCTTTAACCCCATCCACTATTATCGATATTGCTTACGTTCCACCTCAGGTAGAGGTTATTACTATCACAGGCGGTTCAGGTCTTGATGTAGAACAAGATTCTATGTTGAGGTCTATTTATGCCAATACTGAATTAGTGTTATATTATGATTTTAATAATACTCAGTTTGGAGATGGTTCTGTACAAAATCCCTTCAATAATGTAGCTGGTTTGATTGATTATAGTAATCTGAAAAATATTAAAAATATACAGTTATTTTCAGACATTACTTTAGACCGTAATATGGAAGGCTTTACCGTAAAAGGTTCTAATCATGAAACTATTAACTGTGCAGGATTTAGTATTGATTCTTCTTTCTTTTATGATATTGATTTAGCTGGTATTGCTACTGGTAGGATTAACGCTAAACATTGTGCTATTAAAAATGGCTTCACAGGTCTTGATGGACATTTGACTGATTGTGATTTTGGTGGTTTAACTAAAATAGCTGATGGAGCTTTTGTACTATTAGATAATTGTTTTTCAGGTGTGATGTTACCTAACAAACCTATATTTGATTTACAAAATTCGGTAACAACATCTATAAGTTGTAGTGGATATGCTGGTTGTCTAGCTGTTCGAAATGTAGCAGGTTCTGTGAATATTATAGGCTTTAATGAAGGTAGTATTGAACTAGAAAATACATGTGTCGCAGGCGATATATATCTACGTGGTAATGCTAGAGTTTTAGATACTTCGAATGGCTCTACAGTATATACTGATTGTTTGTTGCAACCATCTAATGTTAAAATTGATACATCTGTACCTTTAGATGCTAATGTTAAGCAAGTAAATGGTACTGCTGTAAAGGGCAATGGTACACCCGGTAATGAGTGGGGTCCATTAATATGAGTTCTTCATGGGGAAATTCTTGGAAATCTTCTTGGAAAAATTCCTGGGGAACTATTTTGGTAAGGGTTGTCAAGAAAGTACAACGCATAGCTTCTATGCCGAGTCGTTATATCCCTTTCCCTAGATTCAAGAAATAGGAAATATAAAATGGTATCTATTAATAAACCCGAAAAAGAAGAAATTAAGGTTGAAGAAAAAGTTGAAACTGAGGTAGAGAATAGTCCTGAAGTTTCTGAACTGAAAGCAACCGCTAAAGTAGAAAACCCTTCTGAATTTAAAGGTTCTGAGCGCATTCCTAGTACTTGGTATATCAAAGCAACTGGTAAAGATACTATCGAAGCTGTGAATAGCTCTACTAATCGTAGATTTGAAGGTACGGTTAAGGAATTTAATTCTAAACTGAGAGGCTAATATGGCTGTCGCTAATGCTGCAGATCAAACCAGAACAGTAGCGGATCCTAATGCCGAATATGAATCTGTCAAACCTTTATGGGATAAATGCAGAGCTATCTGTAGTGGAGAGCGTTTTACAAAAGATTACGATGGTTACCTTGATACTACTAATTTTCGCAATCTTTTAATACCTTTTTCACCTTCCATGACACAGCAGCAGTATGATTTTTATAAAGCTGAAGCTGAATTACCTGGAATTGTCTCTCAATTTGCTAAGATGCTTGTTGGTGGTTTGTTAAGAAAAGATCCTGAACTTACATTACCAGAAGAGGTTCCTGAAGAAGCAGCTAGTTGGATTCTAAATGACTTTGCTCAAGATGATAGTCCTTTAATTGCATTTATGGATAAAGCACTTTGGGAAGAAATTCAGACAAGCAGAGCCTGGGTTTATGTAGACTACCCTACTATAGGTAATCCTGATGAACTTACTAAACAAGAACAGCAAAGTATTATGCCCTATCCTGTTCTTTGGAAAGCGGAAAGTGTTATTAACTGGCGTGTTTCTACTAATGCTAAGGGAAAGAAACAACTTGTTCGAGTGATTACTAGAGGTTTTGAAGAAAGTGAACACTCTGATAATGAATTTCATGTTGAATTGATTGACACTATTCGAGTTCATGAGATAGTAGACGGAAAATATCAAATTCGTATTTTTCAGAAACAAGATATTGAAAAGAATGTTCCTGTAATTAGTGGTCAAACTTTTCATAATCCTAGTGCAACTTCTAAAGTTAAGTTTGTTTTAGCAAATACTGTCACTAACATCTTAGTAAATGGTGAAAGATTAGATTTTATACCAGCATGGCCACTTAATGGTAGCATTAGCATAAATGAGCCTACAATCATACCTCTTGTTGATAAAGAAGTCAGTCTCTATAATAAGTTAAGCAGACGTAACCATCTTCTCTATGGTGCATCTACATATACACCTGTAATATCTGCAGATATGACTGATGATCAATTTGAGGATATTGTTAGTGCAGGTTTGGGTTCTTGGATCAAGCTTCCTGAAAATAGTACTATATCTGCTTTAGAAACTCCCACAGCTGCTCTTGCTGATATGGAGAAAGCCATTGCATCTTCTATTGAAGAAATGGCCAAACTAGGTATTAGAATGCTATCACCTGAAACAGCTCAATCTGGTGTAGCTCTTGAAATTAGAAATGCTGCTCAAACAGCACAACTTGGTACACTAAATAGTAAAATTAGTGCAGTTTTGACACAAATTATTACTTTTATGTTAAACTGGCGCTATGGTTTAGACCTAAAAACAACTGATGTTGAATTTAGTTTATCTGCTGATTTTAATCCTATTCCATTAGGTGCGGATTGGCTTAGACTAGCAACAGAATGGTATCAGGAAGGTCTTATTCCACGCACTGTTTGGTTACAAATCCTTAAACAAAATGATATGCTAGCAGCTGACTATGATGATAAAGCGGGTCAAAAAGAAATCAATGATGATGAGCTTTTGATCCCAAAAGGATCAAATAGTTTTGCAGGTAAGCTAGAAGAAGAATGAGGCAGTCAATGGCTATTAATGTTAATACTCAAATCTATGATAAAGTCTTGGATCGCTCAGCAATGATTCGTTTATACGAAAGGCGATCCAATGATAAAATTGAAGTTATAATTAATGGCCATGCCATTCGTACTGATCGACTTATTCGAAATGCTAAAAGCTTTGATGATTTCCATAAAGCATTTGATAAAGAATTACTAAAGACCTTTAAAGATGCATATAATATATCTAAGAGGTCTTTATTAGATCTTGCTTCTGACCAAGCATCATACGCTTATCAACTTCTTGAGGCTTCGATGAGTCAAGTATGGCGGGTCAAACGACCTCAAAGACGTATTTCAGAAGATATTGTTTTAAAAAGACCCTTACATGGTGACAAGACACTTGCGCAAGGATGGGCAGGTGTAAGTCACAGTGAGAGGAAACGTATAGAAAGTGTTATACGAAAAGGTCTTGCTGAAGGTGATACCTTTGAAGAAATAGCTAAGAATGTACGTAAAGGTAATATTTATAGAATTACTAGAAATCAGTCTAGAGCTCTTACTACAACTGCCATTACTAGTGTATATAACCAAATTGATCACGAGGTTTATACAGCGAATCAGGATGGATTAGAGGGTTGGCAATATGTGGCTGTTTTGGACGCTAGGACAACCGCAATCTGTACGCACCGAGATGGTCATATCTATGCAATAGGTAACACGGCGCATCTCCCTCCAGCCCACTATAATTGTCGTTCAACAACAACTCCAGTGGTTAAAAGTTGGGATGACTTAAGTAAGTTGGAAGGTGTCGCTCAAGTAAGGAAAAGAAACCTTAAAAAACTATCTAAAAAGCAGATTGCATTTTATGATGGGCAAACTCCCCTTAAAGAATCTTACCATTCTTGGTTGTTAAGGCAGACTAAAGAAACCCAGTATCGACATATTGGTGATATGCAGAAAGTTGAACTTTTTAGGAAAGGTCAATTAATGATTGACAAGTTTAGTAACCCTGAAGGTAATTCCATAGGTATTAAAGAACTGCGTCGATTGACAGACTCTGAATACACCAGACCTGGAGATTCTAGAAGATTTGCTATTGCAAAAGAAAGGCTAGATGCATTACATATAGGAGCTTCTTCACCTGATGATTTTATTGGAGATACAGCATTAACTGATCGTCTTAGACAGTATTATATATTACAATCAAGAGAATTAGATGGTGTATTATCTTTAACTAACTATCGTGGTAATTTAATACACACCAAACGTGCAACTAAGAGAAGAGTTCTTACACAACTTCCTAGAGAAGATCAGTTGAAGTTTAATCCTGTAACTGGTCGTTATGAAGATACTAGATTATTTCAACCAGCACCAGGTGTACATTCTAATAACTTAAGACTTGTTAGAGAATCTACGTCTCTAAAAAAGGCTGATATAGATTTTATTGAAAGGTTTGACAGCTCTTTAGCAGATCAAATGAGTATCAATGAACGAGCTGTAGTAGTAGATAATCTAAGGATCATCTTTACACGTTACAGAAATAACCCTAATGATTTTTGGACTAATTTTAAAGCTGTATCTCAGAGTCAAGTCAAGTTTGATGTAATGAATGTTTCTGATGCAATTGAAACTCAATTACGTAAAGATAGTAACTTATTAAAAAGACTCGCTGACAGTAATTACATAGATCCTATTTTAGGAAATACTCAACTAGATGATTTGCATGATACTTTTATTAGTAATATTAGGGCAAAAAATAAGTGGGAAGACAGAATAGCCCCTAAAGTTGCTAAGGATTTAAGACGTTTTTTAGACCCTGATATCCCTCTTAGAGTAAGAACTAGATTAAGTGATGCAGAATTACAGCAGTTCTATCTTCGATTTGCACATAGATTGAGTCTTGCCGACTCTCCTGATTTCGATCAATTAGCTGTTGCTATTGGTCGTGATCTATATAATATGGCTAATCTGAATGGTAGTCGTACTAAATGGCATAAATTAGGAAAACAGATTCTAGAGTCTAAGAATGCTAAGAAACTGTATGAACTAGAAACATTTGGTGTTCAAAAACGTAGAATGAAGAGTAGAATGAGTGGGCAATACTTCGGCCCATATTATGATACTTTTTCATATAATATTAGAATTACAGATCCTCGTATTCAAGAATACGCTAAACTCACCAGAAAGGTTGAATTAGGTTTACGAGTTAGTGTTACTTCTTCTAAAAATCGTCTAGTATTTCGAGAAGGTTATAAAACTTACTTTATTAAGAATAGAATAGGATACGAAGATACTCGAATTCCTATCACATCTACTTCTAGTTTTTCGGATTTTCCTGAAGAATTTATTGATAAAAATCTTGTAAAAGCATTAAATTGGGCGGCTAAGTCTGAATACAAGATTGATGAAGATTTCTATGATTTCACAGTTAAACTTCTTAATTTTAAAGATGATAAAGGAAAAGCAGCATACTTTGATGGTTTAAATCAATACCGAAAATATATAATATCAAGAGGTGATTCATATGAACGCTTCAAAGCTATGGATTGGTTACGTAGTTCGGGTCGTTCTTTTAGTAACCATCCTTTTATCGATCATCGCGCTCGTATCTATGATAGAGGGCTTATTGGCCCTCAATCTGGGGAAACTTTTAGACCATTCCTTAATACAGCACATGAACGAAATTTAGGGATTCTTGGCTTTCGTAATTATGAAGACCAAATAGGTGCTTTCTTAGGTGGTCTGGATGATTATTTTGAGGGTCGATACAATTCTTTAAGCTTTACTGGCAGGCAGAAGATTGCAAAGAAATGGCGTCCTGAGCTTGTTAGAATCGGGAATCTAATGATCAGGGGTAAACCTCAAGATATTCGTAAAATTCTCGAATCTGAGATGGTAGCGAGGGTTGAGGGTGAAGAGCTTGGTAAATTCTTTAGATTTGCTATTGAATCTGCTAAAATTGATAAACACTTGAAGGGTGATTATTCTAATGCTTCTATAAGAGCTTTAGAGCAGTATAGAACAGCTCTTGCCCTAGAACAGGATGCATCGTCTTCTGGAGCACAGATTATCGCGCTTACTACAAGAAATAAACAACTTGCTGAACTTAGTAATGTCATTCCTACCAATCAAAAGAAAAGATTATATGATGAAATTGCTGCTGCGACATATAATGATCCTAAATTTAGAAAACTTAACCAAAAGCTAAACTTGACCGAGAAAGATTTAAGAAAGGCTGCTAAAGCTCAAAATATGGTAACATTCTATGGTGCTGGTGAACGTACCGGTATTATGAATGTTGAAGGTAAACTTGCTAAAATTCTTGATAGAGACACAGACACTTTAGTAGTTAAGGCTTCTGATAGAGATAAGGTGTTAAGTGAGATATCTGCTCGTATTGCTAGATATGAAAGATTTGATCCTGAAACTGCAGACGAACTAAGAGCTATTCGAGTAAATGTTAGAGATGTCTTTAATAAAGGTATTGATCCTGGTGATGACATTCTTGACCAGTTATACTTTTTAGATCCGAATACAAAAGAACTTGTAGAAAAAATCTCTAAATCATATAATCGCGTCATTACACCTAATGATTTTAAAGAAATTGCTAGTATTATGAGTGAACACTTAGCAGAGCAAGTTCCTATTTTAAAATCCTTTACTAGATACTTCGGTAGATTAGCTGAAGATTATCTTCAGAATTCCAAACCTTCTAAAAGTGCCTTTGATTGGACAACTATTATAAAGAAAACTGTATTAGGTGATAAAGAACAAGGCTATATCTTACCTGATTCAGTAAGTCAAATTCTTGGCATTAAAAGAGGAGAAGTTTTAAGTGAAAAAGTTTTAAAGAACTTTGGATTTTGGAAAAATAATGGGTTCTTATCTGAAATTCTTTATGGTGTAGCGGATCCTAAAACAAGACGCACTGGTGCTAAATATCTACAAGTAGATTTTCTTCAGTTGAAAACTGTGAATGAAGTTGAAGTATTTAAAGCTAATAAGCTCCCTAAGAGTTGGACAAATGTCCCTTGGGTTAACTTCGATGGTAAAGTCATTGAACAGAATTTTACACAAGTATTTGAAGAAAGACTTACGTATAAAGATAAGTATGGTAATTGGGTTACTAATATTTTACAAGTACCTCAGAAAACTGATGCTACCTGGTGGGAACAGATTATTAACAAATCTGGAAAAATTAACGATATAGCTGATGCTACTAAAGCAAGGACTGCTTTTGCTGTTAATGGAAATCATTCGAATGATGCTGTTATTGTGAAACGTTTTCACTTATGGGGTCAAGCGAATGGTATTCCAACATCTACTATTCATGATGCTTTCTTTAGTAATGCTGCTGATATTATGGCGGCAAGATCTGCTTTAAGAAAAATCTATGCTGATTCTTTAAAGCGAAATATAATTAAAGACACTTTAGATGAAATGAGAAAGAGAGGTCTTCCAAAAACTATATATGATAAGTATTTAGAAGAAGCTATTGAATCTGGATTGATTCCTATTCCTGGACGATCTAGAATTGACGGTAGACTTTTAAAAGATACTGATATTTTAATGAAAGAAGATATTCTGAAAGAAATTCCAGAAGTTTTCGAAGATGACTTGGGTTGGTATGGTGTAGGTTGATTCAACCCCGTTAAATTAACCCAGGTGAATATAAACCCTGAAAAGAATTTTCAAAGACATATACCGTGTATAGTGTCGCTAATGAGCCGTGCTCAGAAAGGAAAATAAAATGTCCGATAATACTGATAATCAGAATACTGACAACAACGAAACAACTAACAATCAGAATCAGAATACTAACAATAGTACTAACACTACTAATACAAGTACTACTATTGATATGAACAATCCTGATATTAAGAAGTTAGTCCAAGATCAAATTGATGCCGAGTTTAAAAGTTTGAAAGATAAACTTGATAGTGCTTATGCTTCTAGAGATGAAGCTATGACTAAACTTGCTGAATTTGAACAGAAAGAGAAAGAAGCCGAAAGGAAACGTTTAGAAGAAGAAGGTAAGCATAAAGAGCTCTATGAGCGTGATCTTGCTGAAGAACGTTCTAAACGTGCAGCTCTCGAAAAACGTAATGTCGAACTTACACGTGATATTAGTGTTCGTGATGAGCTTCGTGGTTATGATTTTCGTAATAGTTCTGCTAGTGAAATGGCCTTTAGAGAAATCATTACTGAGTTAACTCAGGATGATAATGGAAATTGGGTACATAAATCTGGTAAAACTGTTACTGATTTTGTAAAAGAATTCATGGATAATGAAAATAATTCTTTCTTGTTGAAAGTCAAAGCTAATTCTGGTGGCGGTAGCGGTGAATCGAATAACACTGATACATCCAGTTCCAAATCTATTTTCGATATGTCTCAAGATGAGGTATTGGCAAAAGCTAGAGCTGGAACTCTACGAAAAAGCTAATTGAAGGAAATTTAAAACATGACTTTACGTGTTGATGTAAGCGGCGCTGACAATTTTGCTCTGCAAGAAGCTATTAGCGCATACACTGATGAAGCCTATACTAATGCTAAGAAGCTGTCAGGCACTGGTATTGTAAGTGGAAATCCTCAGATTGACACCAATACTGAAACTTTTATTGGTCAGATGCGTTGGTTCAAGCCAATGAATCCTACTATTAATATTGCATCTTTGACCGATAGTGCTGATGGTACTGGTAGTACTTATACTTCTGATTATCTTAACTATGTTAAAACTGTACGTACGTATGGTGGTACTAAAGTTAATATGCAGGAAGTTGTTACTCAGCAGGATGGTCTTGCTAAAATCGGTCGTGATTTTGGTGAGCATCGTTCTCAGGATGAACATAATGCTATTCTGGCTATTCTTAAAGGTGTGGCTATTTCTGAAGCTATCAATGGTACAGCTGTTGGTGGCGGTGGTACTGGCTTAGGTGGTCAAACCTTTGAGAATGATCCTACTGATCCTAAGTATGGTTTTTATGTAGATCTTGGTTCTGATGCTGTTGTTAAAGCTTATGACAATACCGTAGCTTCTATGGAACGTGGTGCACAGCGTGCTGCTGGTTTCTTGAATGCTTTTGGTATGGCATATAAAGATTATGAGCCGGAATATGCTTATCTTATTACTTCTCCTGAAGTAATGGCATCTCTGCGTTCTGCTAATCTTGTTGATCAGGACGGTGTTGTCGACGGTAATATTAAATTTGATACCATCTTCCAAGGTAAGTTTCGTTTGATTCAGACTCGTGCAGCTCAGAGTTTAAGTGCTGCTGAACTGGCTAAGCTGAACACTGGAGCTGGTGTTGATATTGTTGGTACTAAGACTTCCTTTATTGTACTTCCAGGTGCAATTGCTATGGAATCTCTGGATGTGCCGATGCCTGTGGAAATTGATCGCGCTCCTGCCTCTTATAAAGGTGGTGGTTCTACCTCTATTTGGCATCGTTGGGGCTATGTTGCGCATCCTGCTGGCTATAATTGGGCTGGTTCTCAGGATTCATTCCCCTCTGATGCTATGTATCAATATGGTATTGATAACAACACACCTACTCTGCTTACTGATATTGCAGACACTTTGGCTAATACCACTGGTACTTGGATTCGTAAGGCTGATTCTGCATTGTCTCTTGGTATTCTGCCTATCTTCCACAGCTAATTTGGAGTCAGCTTATGGCACTTGTCAAGAATACAAACTCATACGTAGACCTTACTGATGCTAATACTTATTTCGGTGATAGAATTGATGTTGCAGCTTGGGATGCAGCTGATGATCTTGAAAAAGAAAAGGCTTTAGTAACAGCTACTGCTTTCCTAGATGAGTTGGATTGGACTGGTCAAGCCGTGAGCGATATTCAAAGTTTAGCTTTTCCTAGAATTGGGCAATACTTTGATCCTAAATTAGGTGCTGCAGCATATCTTAGTGATACTGAAGTTCCTGATAGGATTCTTAAAGCTACTTACGAACTTGCTTATCACCTGCTTAACAATGACGGTCTCTTAGATGATACTGGTAGTGTTCAAGAACTTGAAATTGGACCTATTAAGTTAATCAATATTACTGGCGCATCTAAGATTCCTTCATTTGTTAAGCGTATGGTAAAACCTTTGCTTGTCAATCAAGGGGCTAGGCATTGGTGGAGGGCTAACTGATGAGTTATAAAGCTTTAATCGAGAACAATCTTCGAAGAGCTTTCATACTTGTCAAAGATCTCGCTATTGATGTTACTTTTAATAAAAAGCCTATTAGTGGTTTTGATTTTTCTACTGGCGATCCCATAGAAGGAATAGAAACTACAACAATTATTAAAGCTATAGTTATTGATAATAAAAAGGCAAGTACCGGTCGTAGAAGTGGTAATGAACTTCGTAATGTAGTTAAGAAGCAGATAATGTTTAAAAGAGAAGATCTCGGAACTGATGTTACTAGTTATGATTATGTGACTATTGGTTCTGATGATTGGAATCTTGGACAACCTATTAAAGATGATGGTTATATAGCTTTAATAGAGTTATATAAGGAGGTCTGATTATGGGTAAATATATCGACCTTCAAGAGGATATCTTTTCTGTTTTCGATAGTGTAGCATGGAAAGCTGAGAGCATAAATACATATCCTTTTAACTTTATTGCTGTAGATCCTGGTAATCAATTTATTCGAGTTAATATCTTACCAAGTGATATTGGTGTTAATTTGAAATCGATTTCAGGATTATTGCTTATTGAAGTCTTTGTTCCAAAAGGAAATGGTCCTAAGCCTTTGTTTGCAGTAGCTGATAAGTTAGATAACTATCTTGTAGGTAAATCATTATCTACACATGCTGGAACTGTTACTCAATTTCAAAACAGTTCTGTGCAGCCTCTAGGAATAGATAAGGAAAACCATTCGCTCTACAGAGCAACCTATTCAATACCGTTTAATTATTTTGGAGTTCAATAATGTCTCATATTTCCACTATCGGCGCAGGTATGTTCTCTGACTTATCGATCGCCGTTCCTTCCACGGACATTACCCGCACTGGTTATGATGCTTTGAGCGAAGCTGATCTAAAAGATCTGTTTGCTAATGAAATCGCATCTATTGGTGGCACTAAAGCTACTGATACCTATGTCCGTGTTACTGATGTTCGAGAGTTCCCCTCTATGGGTACTCCTCCGAATATCGTTAATGTTCCTGTCTATGGATCTTCTACTTCACAACAGATCCAAGGTCAGTCTGATGCCCCTTCTATGGAAATTCAGATCAACTTTGTAGCTGCTGAACTGGCTGATGGTACTATTCTTGGTGATATGGTTGGTGATGGTAAGGCTTATGTCTTTCGTTTCACACTTCTGAATGCTAATCCTGATGGCCATGCATCTGACTCTGTTGGTGCTGCTACCGGTCTTGGCACTGTCGAGAATAGTATGTATTTTTGGTATGGTAAAGTAGAAGCCTTGCAGGTTAATCCACAGTTGACTGATGGTAATACTGCCACTCTGACTCTGTCAGTTCAGTCCGACTTTCAGGGTGCTTTCACCGTCTAATAATATTTAGGGGGATAAACCCTGGCGAAGTTTATTTAAACGACAGCCGCCCATAGCTGTGCCCCTTATCTATTAGGATTACATCTTATGAACGATCAATTACAGAAACCATTTAGTATGGGTTATGTTTTAAGAACTACTGCTAAACATATGCGTAAAAGTATTGATATCTCCATTAGAAAAACCTTTGAACGAGTGTCTGAATTTGAAGATGATCAATCTAAATCGCAAGAAGTATTTAAAACACTAGGCCATTTACATGCAATGAGGAAGCAATTAGATGACTTCCAATATCAATATTCCAAAGACTTCAAGAGTGAATAAAATGAAGAATTTAGTTGGTAAGAAAATCACCAAAAAAGTTAATTTTATGGGTGAACAATTAGTAATTTCAAAGCTTACGGTATCTCAAGTCATGGAGATTCAAATATTGACTCAGGCAAATGCTGATAGGGGAGATGCTGATGAAGATGGTTTTGAAATTATGAAATCTGTTATCAAAATGTCTGTCCCTGAGGCTTTAGAACTTTCAGATGAAGATTTTGATAGTTTTCCTGTAGAGGAGCTTTCAACTCTTACTAATGAGATTATGAAGTATTCAGGAATGGACCCTCAAAGGGGAAAGTAGTATTGTCTGAAGAGGATATGTTATTATATGAAATAGCATATACTCTAAAGACACCTCTTTACAAGCTTCAACAAGAAATGCCTTATGATGAGTTTATTGGCTGGATGGCTTATTTTGATAGAAGACCACTGGGCTGGAAAGAAGATCTCAGAACTTTTTATATTATGAAATCTTTTGGAACTAATGAGAAACCTGAGAATGTGTTTCCCAGCCTTGCTCCTGTTATTCGTGAAAATCAAAATAAAGACGCATTGGCAACATTAAAAGGTTCTCAAATGCTATCTAGATTACTTAGAGCTAAAGGTGGTGTTCAACTTAATTTTGAGGACTTAAAATGACTGTAAAAATAGCTCTCAAGGGCATAAATAGTGAATTTAAGAAAATTGAAAAAGAACAAAATAAAGAAATTCAGACAAAATTACTAATAACTGCTAATACAATGAAAGCAGATCTTGTGTCAAAAACACCTATTGATACTGGAGAAGCAAGAGCTGGCTGGAGTGTAATTCCAGGCTTATTTGGACCAAGTATTGTTAATAATGTTAATCATATTGAACATCTTAACAATGGTCATTCTAAACAAGCTGCTAGTCTATTTATAGAAAGAACAGCTCTTAAATACGGACGACCAATAGGTACTATTGTCAAAGTTAAGAAAAACTAACTCATACCCAGGGCTTTATATTAAGCTCTGGGTTTTATTTTGAAAGGTTATTCAATGGCAATTCAAATTGAAACAAGATCAGATTCTAGAGCTGCAAGAAGTGATCTTGCCAAATTGCGACAATCTGTAGGGAATATCGAAACTAGTGTTAACAATACTGTTAAAGGTTTTGATACTCTCGCTAAAAGTATAGCTGCTGTAGCTACTGCTGCTGTAGCTTTTAAACAATTTACTGTTCATGCTGATACTTTCCAAAACCTTAAGAATAGACTCATCTCAGTAACAGATGGTACTAAACAGTTTAATGAGGCGCTAAAGAATGTTAAGAAAACTGCTGTATCTACAAGAACCGATTTAAATGCTACTGCTAATCTGTATTCGAAGGTAGCATTAGCAGGCAAGAGATTTGCTATTCAACAGAAACAAATAGCAGCATTTACTGCTACTGTCCAAAAGACTTTAGCAATCTCCGGTGCTACTGCAGCTGAAACACAATCAGCTATTCTTCAACTAGGTCAAGGTTTAGCAGCAAACCGATTTGCTGGTGAAGAGTTACGTGCTGTATTCGAAGCTGCTCCTGTATTTGCTCTAAACTTAGCAAAAGGTATGGAAGTACCTTTTGGTAAGCTTAGAAAACTTGCCGAAGAAGGTAAATTAACATTTTCAACTATTTTTAATGCTATACTGAAGCAACAAAAAGATATTGATGATCAATTCCGTAAGTTAGGTATTACATATGCACAAGCCTTTACTAATTTAGGTAACGCATTCAATGTTCTATTTTTTAATATTAAAGGTGAATTATTCGGCACAGGTAAGGGACTAGCTGATGTTATCAATAATATGGCATTAGCTTTATTTGATGTAGCTGAAAGTATTAGTCATCATTTACTTAATATTAAAATATCACTTAAACTATTTTTATTAGATTTTTATTATAAATTTCAACAATTAGGTGAATTTCTTGCTTTACCTTTTGCAATCTTTTTCAAAGCATTTGAACGTGTATCTGATAAGATTAAAACTGTAACATCTCAAATATACACTTTTGCTAGTAGTTTGTTCAATAACGTTATAACAAATATTCCAAGAATTTCTGTTAGAGATGTTTTTCCTGATCTAGAAACTGCTTTGGGAATGATTCATAAGTTTGTAGCACAAGCAGAAAGAGCATTTTACTGGCTATATGATAAAGTAATTGGTAATTCATGGATACCTGATTTAGTGTTAGGTATTATTGATTGGGTTAAGAAATTACTTGCTAAACCGCTTTCTTATATTACTACTTTTGTATCTGAAGCAAATCTATTATTTACCTTTTTGTTGTCTAGAATCACATTGCTCTTCTCAGCTAAAATATTTAAAACACCACTATTAGCTCTTAATGGAATACTTGCTTTGTTGGGTGGCATTGGTGTTGCTATCACAGGTGCTGTAGCTGGTATTAAAGATGCTAGAGATCTCGTAGGTGAGCCTATAGACGATAACTTTTTATCTAAGTTTAAATATTATGCTGAGGCTGCTTTTATTGGTATTAAAGCTCTTGTAATACGTCTAAAAGATGCAATACAAAGAGATCTTGCAGCTGCATTTAATGCCACTGTAGAGTTCTTCAAAGATGGTCCATCGAAAATTATTGATCGAATTAAGACTGTCTTTGGTACAGCTTTTTCCTACGTCAAAACCAAAGTTTCTGAGATAAAAGGTTCTTTATCTAATTTTAAGATTAAGGTAACCACTCAAATAGAAGGTCTAAAAGAAAATCTTACTAGTATCCTTGTAGGTGCTGCTTCGTTTGCCTTCTTTGCGGCTAGTATTTCTGAGAAGTTTAGAACTGGTCTTATTGGGACTATTGTAGCTGTATTCGGTTTTGCAGCAGCAGCAGGATTCTCTTCTGATTCAGTAGCTGATTCCATTTTAGGTCTTGCTAGAAAATTTGCTTCTGCTATTGTTGATTTCTTTAAGAATTTTGCTATAGAAAATCCGTTAGGTTTGGCTTCTATCCTACTCTCTTTATCATTACTTTTTGAATCTGGTAGAGAGTTTTTCGGTAATGTTATCAAGCAATTTGCTTTACTGCCTGCTAAAACAGGTGTTGTTGGTTATCAAGCTGTAGAAAAATGGGCGTTAGATAAACGCATTGATAGTCTTAAAGCACAGATAAAGAATCAAACTAAGTATTCTGAAAAGACTTTAGAAATTGCTAAAAGGTCTTACAATAAAGAGTTTAAGAATCTTCTTGGCCGTAAAGGAATTTCTGGTCAGAGAATCACTACTGCACAAATTGAAGAAGCTCTCAAGGGACATCGTGGTGATTTTGATACACTAGGAGTTCGTAATAGAAAAGCTTTTACTAAACTGTTAGATGCTTCCAATACTCTAGATCAAGCAGCTCGTAGATTTGAGAAAGAAGGCAAGGGAATCGAAGGTTTAAATAAGAAGCTTGAACCCTTACTTAAGCATCAATCCAGACTTGAAGAAGTATTTACTGAAAGACGTGAACGTTTTAAGGCTGGTGTTTCTCAGATTGGTGGTACTGTTGGTGGTGTCTTTGGTGCAGCTTACGGTTATGAATTAGGCGGTCAAATAGCAGAGACTCTTACAGGCTCCCCTGAATGGGTGAAAGTTGGTGTATCTATGGCTGGTGGTATGATCGGCATGGGCATAGGTGGCGCTATAGGCGCAACTATTGCTAATGTTGTCAGGATACTACTTGAAGGAGCTGTTAAGTTAATCGTAGCAACCATGGTAAAAGGTTTTGTTAGACCTTTACTCGCAGGTATTCTTTCTAAGAATGCATGGGTGCAAGTTGCTACAATTTTAGGACTTGCAGTTGCTTCTGCAGGAGCTGTTATTGCAACTGAAATTGCTTCAGTATTTACTAATGATAGACGACTAGAGGCTGATTTAAAGCGTGGTAAGAAAAATCTAGAGTATGCAATTACTCCAGAACAGATGAATCAATCTGTAGACAGGATTGCCGTAAATTTAGAAGCATTAAGATTAAGTGCTGAAAAACGTGAAAGAGAGATACCTGCTTTTACTGATAATCCTTTAGGCTGGATTAAAGATAGTTTAGTAGAGTTATTTGGAACAGATCCTCTTGAAGAAGCTTTTACGATTCGTAGTAAACTCGATCAGGAAAATCAAGAAAAAGTATTGAAGGCTGCTACAGGTTTTACTGAAGAACAGATACGTAATTTTGAAGATACTAGTGCATCACTACATGTAATGTGGGAATCTTTAAAACATGCTATAAAATCACAATTTGGTGGTTCAAGCGATCATATTCAGAATCGTGCTTCTGGTGGTTTTGTTTATGGTCCTGGAAGTGGTACTTCAGATGATATTCCCGCAATGCTGTCTAATGGAGAGTTTGTTGTAAATGCTAAGGATGCTTCTAGAAATCGTAATCTTCTTAGATTAATTAACAGTGGCTTTAAAGTGCCTGGATTTCGTCAGGGTATTGATCTTTCCGGTGGTACTTCTAAGGTCACTCTTGGAACTGGTCCAGACGGTTCTAAAAGTAACCCACTTCATGTTAGTATTGAAGAAGATAATGGTCTTATCAGTAAATTTGCTGATAACTTTATGGGTGCAATAGATTCTGTTCTTGGTTCTGAAATTGGCAAAGAGGTTGGTAATCTAGTAGGTGGTATTAAAGGTTATTTTTCTGGTGATCCTAATAGTATTACTAAACGCTACTCTGAAATCAAAGGTTACGAAGAATCTCTTAAACTTATTGCTAATTCATTAAAAGACATCAAACAACCTATTTCTATAAAAGAACTTAAACAAGCTACACCAACTGAATTAAATAATTTAGTACGTAGTTTAGAAAGCTTACGCAGAATAAATAATGAGCTAGTTACACTTCCTGAAGGTCTTAAGAAAACTTTTGAATTAGAATCTGATAGAGATGCTTTAAGAAAAGATATCCAAAGTATTGTAAAAGGTATTTCTGGAGATCCTTCTGGAGCTGGTGGTATTGGGATTAAGAGTCAAGATGCTAAACTATTAAAAGAGCAGTTTGAAGATATTACCGAATCGTTTCCTGATTTAAACATTTCTTTAGCTGAATTCTATAATATGGTTCCTAGCTTAAGAACAGAAATGGCTAAAAGTGCCGGTATTTTTGCTGATGGTATGGCTGCTCTTGAAGATTTAAATTCATCTGATGCAACAGATGTTGGTAAAACTTTTAGACAGCTTAAGGCTGATCGTGATAATGTTCAAAAGTTATTTCAAGAAGACTTAGAATCTTTTAGAACTAATTTTAGCCATCTATCTAAAACTCTTTCTGATTTTGGCATTTCTTTTGATAAAGATACATTTGATGTTATGTCATCTAGTGAGAAAGAAAAACTTAGATCTGCGATTGAATTTATGCAAATCCAATATACGCTTTTATCTGAAACTCCAGATGACACTACTATTACTAAAATTAGAAAAGCTATCAGAAAAGGTGAAGAAGCGATTAAGGAATTATTTGATACAATCACTGGAGCTACAGAGACTGCTGCAGAAAAAGCTGGTAGTTCGTTCACTAATACTGTTAATAATAGCTTAAAAGGTTCTATCAATAGTTTAATTAAAAGTGAGATAACTACGACAGACTTTTTAGAACAAGTATTAGACAATTTTACTAATAGTGTTTTAGATACCTTTGTAGATGGTCTTATGGACCCATTCACTCGTGAAGGTGGTTTTCTAGATAATCTTGCTAAAGATCTTGGTGCAGCAATATTTGGATTTGGTACCAATGTTGCTACACAGAATGATAAACAACCTGGAAGTAAGATTGATGATCTTGTCAGCGCTACTACAGAAACTACTATAGCTGTTCAAGAAGGTACACAACAAGAATCTTCTCTATTCAGTGCTTTAGGAAATATTCTTCTAGAGGGTTTTAAGAGCTTTGGTGACTTGATTCTACAAGGTATTAATGGCCTTAGCACCTTATTTTCAGGCGGTTCGAGTGGAGGTGGTTTCTTAAACAGTATTGGTGATTTTGTTAGCAGTATCTTTTCATTTGCTGAAGGTGGTATGGTAATAGGTCCAGGTACAGGCACTTCAGACTCTATTATGGCCAGATTATCAAATGGAGAGTTTGTTGTAAATGCACAAGCTACTAAAGAGAATTATAAACTACTAACTGCTATAAATTCAGGTAAATTACCTAAGTTCGCGACCGGTGGTTTAGTATCTTCTTCTATGATTAGCAGCCCTAATAGAAAACCAGCTTCTAACCAAACCATTCAAATTCATATTACAGGTGATGTTTCTAGACAAACTAGAAAGGAAGTACTTAAAATGATTCCTGAAATTGCAAATATGACTCAAAATAATTTCAAAGAAAGGAGAGTAATATAATGGCATATTATCTCTTTGATAAATATCCCTACACCACTCCTCTTGAAATTGGTTCCAATGAGAAGTCTTTATTAAGCGAATCATTAAACCTTAGACGTAGTGGTGCAAGGACTTTTGCACAAAGGTATGAATTAGCAATTACTGTTTTAGATACTAACAGTACACTTAATGCAGACTTATTTGCTAATTGGTTGACCTATGGAGCTACTATCCCATTTTCGATTAAGATGCCGCAACATTTGTGGACTGAAAATGAATTATCTGGTAGTAATGTAGTACTGCAATCAGCAGCCTCGATTGGTGATAATACCGTAACTATTGAATCATCCTTTCCTTTTAATATTCCAGCTGGTCGGTTTATCACATTTGGTAATCATACTAAAGTTTATGCTTTAAAGTCAACTTGTAAAAGTAGTGTAAATGGCTCTATTCATGAAGCAACACTTCAAATATTTCCTCCATTAGTTTATGCTATCGATTTAGGTGAAAGTGTAGAATTTAATGATGTTGAAATTGAAGTGCTTAATGAAGTAGATAATAATGTTACAAGCTACTCAGAAGGTATCTTACAAGAAGCTACTTTAAATTTTATTGAGAATTTATAATGTTTTACATACAGTATGACAAACTTGCTGAGGGCAAATATGTTGTGCATGTACAAGTAGAACCTGGAACATGGACTCCCTCTTCACGGAGGGAGTTTATTTCTAGAATTAAGAAACATGCACGGGATTTAAATTACCCTTTATTTTATTGCTATATTCCAATTGAAGATCGAAAATTGGTCAAATTTGTGGAACTATTCAATTTTAAGTTAATGGGACATGAATGGCGTAAATCTGGATTTATAGCTACCTACAGGATGAATTCAAAATGTTACAAGTAAGTGCTAGTATTGGAACTAAAATTGCTAATAAGATTATAGCACCTTTTGTACTTATTAAATTTGATTTTACAGCAGGTGCAATTTTTATTACTAATGCACCACGTAATATAGATTATAATGGTGATATATATTTGGCTGATGGTGGTTTGGTTTCAGTATCTCCTCCAAAAGCCCAAGCTGAAATTTCTAGAGATCTATTTATAATAAAGGTGACTGATGCTGATTCATCTTGGCGTACTGAACTTGATGCTGAAAATATTGGTGTTCCTGTAACTGTTCTTACTGGTTTTGCTGACATTACTACAGGTGAAATTGATGGAGAATATTTAGATACTTATATAGGAAAAATATCTCATGTAGGTAGTGAAATATCTGAAGATGAACCTTTTGTAGAGATTCAGTGTTCAGGTCCGTTAACTAAACTACATCAAATAACAAATAGAACAACTACCGAGTCTAGTCAGAAACGCAGATATCCTGCTGATACTTGCATGGATTATGCTTTTGATACTGAAGATTCTAAAACAAGAAAATGGGGAGGAACTAGCTGATGGGTTTCGATCCTATTAGTGCGTTAATTACTGTCGCTTCTTTTATATATCAATATGATCAACAACAAGATATAAAGAAAAGACAAAAAGCACAAGCTGCAGCTGCTAAAGATAGAGCTGCTACTAGAGAAATTCGTTTAACAGGTTCAAATCAACCCATTCCTAATATCTATGGATATTCTAGGGTAGATCCGATTGATGTATATACTTCTGTAGCATCATCTTTTAACAGCGTAGCTGCAACAGCTGATGAAGATGTTTTAGGAAATCTAGGAAGTTTCTCTGGTTCCAAAAATGAAACTTTAATAATGCAAAGAGTTTTAGGCAATTCACCTATCGAAGAGCTTGTTTTTGCAGATATTAATGATGAGGCTTATGATGGAGATGATTATCTTGATTGGGTAAAACTTTATATAAATAAAAATGGTGGGTCTATCAATGGATCTGCTACACTTGATCGGGATGGTTCTGCTACATTTGAGGATGTAACATATTCTACTGAATACTTTAGAATGAATAGAGATGAACCTCAATTTGGTGGTAAACCATATACTGCTTATTATGTTAAAGGTAAGAAAATACGTACATTTTCTGCTGGTTCGTTACAAGCGACTAAGGTGTTTTCAAATAATTCAATTGAGGTTTTAGTAGATTATCTTTTAGATGATATTATTGGACCAGGTTTAACTGAAAGTGCTTTAGACATTTCTTCATTTGATGCTGCTGCAACAATATCTAATCAAATTATTAAATCTGGAGTTACTACACAAGGTAAAGTTCATACTGGAACTGCTTCGAGAGATATTAAACGACATGAATTCAACGGTCAAATTTTTCCTGATGTTGATCATATTACTAATATTGGTACCATTCTTGAAACTGTTCCTGGTGCTGTACTGTTTAGAGATGTACATGGCAAGATTAAATTATCTGTACCTGACAGTACAGTAACTGCAGCAGATGCTTCTGAAGGTACTATTAGTGATGCTGAACTAACGTCTGATATTAGATACTCACAATCAGATGTAGAAGGTCGTTATAATAAAGTTGTAATTTCGTATGCTAATGCAGCTAAAGATTTTGCATCTGATACTTATGAAAATATTAATACTACTTATTTGACTGATGATTTAAATGTTCCTCTTGAATTAAATCATACAATGGCAGGTGTTTGTAACTACTATAGTGCTATCGGAATATCTTCTGCAATGATGAATGAATCACGACTTGCAGGATTTAGATTTGAAACAACACACGAATGTCTTAATTATGAACCAGGTGATGTTGTTCGATTAAATAGCTCTAGAAACAATTTTGATAGATATGTTAGAATCAACAGTATTCAGATGAATCTAGATTATACACTCGATGTAATTGCTATTGAGTATGATCCTTCTATTTATGTGTATAATTCAGCAGCTATTGAAAATGTTCATAACCAAACTGTTATTGATTTCACTGTAGAACCTCCTACAAATGTTGCTGCTAGTATTATTTCCACAAAGAATTCTTTGTATAATATTGTAGAAATTACATTTACAGATGCTGATGATGCAATAGTACATGAATATGAAGTAGAGGTAGGTGTAGATTTAGGTAGTGGTATAGAATGGACACCTATTGGAACCGTTCATTATGGAATTGGTAAAATACTACATCAACCAACTTTCCTTACTACATATCAATATAGAATACGTTCAAAGACTAGATTAGGTAGATTCTCTAGTTGGTTAACTTCGAATAATGCTATTGTGACATCCAATGCATTGATCTCAAATATTAATTTTAACATACCGACACCTAACTTGATAGTTAAAAGAGATAATACAACTGGCAATACTGATCCTGTATCACCTGCTACAGATATTACACTTTATTTATTCAATACTGAAGCCAACTATGATAGTGTTGGAGACCTTAGTTCAAAGTCTTGGAGAATTACTTCACCCTTAACTGGTGATTTGACAAATCCTTCTCAAGGCTCTTACGCTATTACATTTGTAGGTAATGTAGCTACACTTACAATCACATTAGATCAAACAACTATAACACCTTATGCTCAAGACTTCATTGCAATCGATTTTGCAATTAATGGCACTGAGGAAGAATTAGCTATAACTGATCCTGATATTATCAACATTACTAAAAATATTTATTTGCTTGAACTTGTTGATGGTGCGCAAGGTCCACAAGGTGATCCTGGTACAGATGGTGCTGATGGTGATCGAGGTCCAGGCTGGTGGCGTACTACTGAAGCTGTAGATCAAGCTACTCTTGATGCATACTCCTCATCCACCGTTAATTCAAAGTTTGAAGCTGCCACAGGATTGACAGCTGTAATTGATGATATTTTTATCATCTCTGGTACAGCTCCGGCAGTTAAGGCTTGGAGATTTAACGGGGTTACCTGGGATGTACAAGTTCAGTTTATTGATGGTAATTTATTAGTGGATGGTACTGTAACAGCTCAAGCGATTAATGTGACTGACTTATCTTCAATTAATGCTAATATAGGAACAATAACAGCTGGTGTACTTAAAAGTGATGATAATCTGTTTGTTATTGATCTTGACAATAAATCTATTTATATCTCATAGGAGTAACAAAATGAGTACTCTTTTAAAAGTAAGACCCGGAAATGGCTCTTTATTACATATGACAAGTGATACGAAGACTGAAGCTGCTATGGATTCAGATCCAGTATCAACAACTATATTTCATTCAGACTTACCTTATATATTAATTAGAGAAAGATGGAAGATAGATACTTATTATACTGATCGTAACTGTAGAATATTTGATATTCCAGTTGCAATGAAAACTTTTAAAACTAATAATCCAGATCTTGCATATTTGGTGGTACTTACTGATTCCTTGGGTAATAGATGGATTCATCATCCAATGCCTCATTCGTACTTACAATGGGTTAAGTTCTATTGTAGTGATCAATACGAAATATGTGGAAGCGGTGGTTGGCGGACTATGGA